ACATTGCGGTAAATCAAATTTTTTCAAAATTCTCACAAATTTTTCAAATATTCCGTAAAAACGTCAATATTTTTGAGGTATTGACTACCTTTGACGTCAATAAGAAACCTAGATATGACATACACATTTTACCTTGCCTATCCAAGTAAGGCTGTTACCCCTGTTATGATTGCCATACGCAACAAGGGACAAAGAATAACCATTTCTACAGGCGTATCTGTGTCGCCAAAAGACTGGGACAATGAGGGCAAGAAAATCCTCAAGTCCGACGATGATTATAAACGGAAGATGGCTGATATCCGCCAGGTGGAGGAAAAGGTGAAGAATGTTATAAAAAGAGCAGAATTTGAGGAAAGGGACCTTGCTTTCGTCCAATCACATCTGCAGGAGAAATCAAAATACACGTCTATTGTAAAACAGAAAAGCGGTGATGCAATGGAATTCTTCAAGTATTGGGCCGAGAATTCTTTTGGTACACACAATGCCAACAGATTCACCACCTATTCATACAGAGTGTTTGCAGAGTTCGTTTCCGGAGCAAAACTTACTTTTGATGATATAGACTATAATCTCTATATAGAATTGCTTTCCTGGATGAAGCAAAAGAAGGGATATAAACCCAATATGCAAGGGCAGATCATCAAGAACCTTAAAGCCATGATGAACGAGGCCTACAAGCGCGGATATCACACGAATGAGAAATATAGGCAGTTTGTCAAACCAAAAGAAGAAGTTGAAAATATATATCTCACACTGGAGGAACTGGACCGTATATACCAACTCCCATTGATTGGAACACAGGCCATGGCCCGGGATCTGTTCCTTCTGGGGTGTTATACTGCAATGAGATTCAGCGACTATTCCAAACTCACATTGTGGGATATGCACGGTGACCTCATTAAGAAAAGACAGCAAAAGACAGGAACTGTAGTCATCATACCCATTCATCCTAGAGTGAGAGAGATTCTAACAAAGTACAATGGTGCTCCCAAAATATCTCAGACGCTACTTAACCGGTATATCAAAAGCGTATGCCAACAGGCTGGCATAAATGAAAGGATCCCGGTTGTTACGGAAGACAAAAAGGTTGTTTACTACAGAAAATGGGAACTGGTTACTTCCCATACTGCACGCAGATCCGGAGCAACCAATATGTATCTGTCCGGAATGCCAACAATCTCAATAATGAAGATTACAGGGCATACAACTGAACGTGTGTTCCTAAATTATATCAAGATTACCAACGAACAGAACGCACGCGATATGGCCGAAAACCCATTCTTTAAGGGGAAATAGAAGAAGGTAGGTTTTATATACTTTCCAGAAATATCTGTATTTTCTTTGTCTGACAATGGTTGTTCACCTCAACCATAAAGGCGTCATACAATTGATTCAGTACATTGTTCCAGTCTGTCTGATAATCGTCTGTATGAAAAGCATAGTCCAGGATCATCTGTTCTGTCTTTGGCAGCGCATCATACTCCAACTCCAGGAAATTTTCAATACAGTCCCGGATATGTTCAGCATTATACAGTTCCTCCTTATACCACCTGGCGCAATAATGGTCAAAGGCATTGAAGGAATCTGGGCAATCATCCCAGCATACAGCCTGTAGCATATTCCTGTTAAAACGTGTAATGGTACGTTTTACTATCTTCCCGATAATCTCCTCAGAAAGTTGGGAACATTCTGCTGTGAAGGAATTGATAAATCCTTCATAGTGGCCATGTTCCACTTGAATAATACTATTGATATCTATTTTTATTCCCTTATTGTTAAGCATAGACATATAATTTAAAACCCTATCAAAGTTTTTGGGTGGCGTCGGAGGGATCCATTGTGTGTAAATAGGAGGTTTGCCATAGTGAATATATGTAAGAATATTTGCAAAAATCTTAACAATGAGACATGAAATACATAATGGTAAAATAGTAAATATCCCCAAATAAATTCCTGAGATGGAACCGAAAATAATTGAACCTAGTATAGAGCCTAAATAACCCCACCCAACATATTTATTTAAAAGAATATAGTAAAGGATAATTCCCATTACCGCCAAAGGATACATAACGTTATATTCATTACTTAAGTTTTTATAATAACGATTTTTTTCTTCTTCATATTTATTCTGTATCTCTTTATGTCTTGAATGCAATTTATTATAATAGTCTAGATACTCACGAACTTCAATAAAATCTTTGCGTGTCAAATTATGGCACTCTAACATTATGTCAGATGTGTATATGTTAATATCGTCATTATTATAACTGTTGATTCTACTAGAACTATCCGCCATAAGACTATAATCTTCGTTTTAGGTCCATATTTTGTTTGTGCAGCATTGCAATTACTTTCATGAGTTTTGCAATGAGTTTGTCTTTGTCAGTTTCGGTGTCGGTTAAGCGGTCAACTGTTGTTTTATTTCCATGAGGGAGTTCGAGATCTGTTCTGCGTATATTTCCGACATCTCGTGTAAATTCTTTACGAGTTTCTTATTATCTTTATCAAGAGCAATACTCCTGGTCTTTATTTCGGATAGTTCGATTCTCAGTTTGTTTATCATATCCTGCTGCAGGTCGTTCTGTTCTTTAAGCAGCCTGTATATTTCATTCTCGTATAATCTGTTAGCGGTGTTTACTATCATCTCGCCACGCCCTATGATCATCCATTCGATATTGAGGTCCGGAAATACATTCGCAATCCTCTTTATTTTCTCCGGATGAAGACAGTTTCTCACTCTCTTTATATATCCCTGGGATAACCCTACCTTTTTCTCAAATTGGTAATTTCCCATACCTTTTGATCTGATGTACAGTTCGAGCCTTTCGACTACATCCATATTATCGGTATTCCTTTTTTGTGGCAGTTCGCATATTGTTTCCTCCACCTCAACATCTGGTGTTTTCTCGGTGAAATCGTTACTGCGAAGCATTTCTCCCTGTCCGAGCAGGAGCCAGTCAAGAGATAATTCTGGATATGCTCTAGCGATTTTTATTAGGCTGGTTCCATTAGGCGCTTCTTTCATGCTTGATATGGAGCCAGAAGATAATCCGCATGACTTTTCAAACTTGTTTTGGCCGATATTAAGATGTTGTAAAAATAGTAGTAATCGTTCTTTTGTGTTCATAATCTAAAAAATCAATAAAATATTTCTTTGTTAATCAAGATGTTAGTATAAGCCAGTCTAAAAAATCTATAATTTTATTTTGATTATTGAGAAAAATCAATAATCTTTGTGGTACACTTTAGGTGTACCCATAAAGTGTACCTATTTGTAAAATCTACAAATGTAAATAAAAAATGACAGAAATTATAAAGCCGGCGACATTGCTGGACCAATTAAGGAAGATAGAGGTTGGAGAGCAGATTTATATCCCTGTAATGGAATATAAACTCAAGAGTATCCGCAATGCAGCAGATGTATTGAAGAAGGAGGGAGTTGTGTTGGCGGTGTCTGAAAAAGGTTTACGGGACCGTACCCGTGTCATAAGGTTGCAATAATTATTACTCTTTATATTATGTCTTTAGAACTTAGTGACATACACATTCATCAGATTGCAAATGCACTGTTTGAAAAACTTGATTCGCGTGGTATGATACTCACACCTCAACAGGCTGATGAGTATAGAGAACTGCGCCAATTGAGAGAAGAAGAGGAAAACACCTGGCTGACTGGCGTTGAAGCGGCCAAGATTCTTGGTTGCTCCAGTTCCACTGTCGGGAGGCTTGCCACCACTGGCAAATTGGAGTTTACTATTGTGAGCAAAGTGCCCAAGTACTCCATTGCAGGATTGAAAAGGTATATGAAGAAGTACAATCGTCATAGTACCGTTGGTATTATATGATATTCTTCATACGCAATCCTCACTAACAGTTCTTTGACGTATTAAAGAGGGAGAAAATTAAGGGTTGTAAGATCCGGATATCTGTTTATATATGAATATTGCCATATTTTGTAACTAAGGTGTCTGAGGTAGGATCCTCACAGGTTCGCATCCTGGCAACCCACCAATCCCCTGACTAGTTGCCGTTTCAGGAAAATGTGTATCCATAGAATAGAAGCCATTTTAAGTATTTTAAATGATTGTTAGAAGTTCCGTCAGGGGATTATTACGGGGATGAAAGGTATTTAAGTTTAACCATCAGTTTTTAGTTTCAAATCAGCAGGAGTTCGATTCTCTACATCCCCACCATCTTTGGTGCGAAAGGGCAGGCCGCAGGGATGCGCCCCAGTTGTGACATAATTGTAAGTTTTTCATATTTAGGTTTTAAATTAAATTAAACGGGACGTTTGAGGGGTTCGATTCCCCTCCGCACCACCACTCAAGCAAAGTATAGCCCTGGCAGGTGCTTTTCTTGTTGTTATTTCCCCGGCCCCATTTGGGGCCAACTTGACCAATCCGGGCAACTTGTGTTGCTAATTATTCTCATATTAATTGTTTTTACTATTGTTCAGTCCTCTGTATGGCGGTACAGAGGACTATTTTTAAAAAATTGTTTCCATGAAAAAATTGTTTGTTTTCTACGTTTTGGCTATGCTATGTGCAGCCATGACTGTACTCTTTGGTGTATTGTGTTTTACCCAGAGTTTTGTAAATGTTGTTTTTGTTATTGTGTTCGTGTTCCTTACAAAGTGGCCGTTGGATGAAGCGGCCAGAATAAAACCAATCCGCAGAAGTGCATATATTCCTGAGGAGCCGGTTGCAGTGACTGTTCAGCCAGTCGTTAAGGCAGATGAACACTATAGGGAGAGAGTTGAAGAGTTTCATGAGTTCTATAACAAGAATGAAGATGTTCTGAACAAACTCAGAAAACAGTACTGGTCATATATACAGTTGTTCTATAATGAAGGCAAAGATCTGCCTGAAGCATATACGGCAGCAACAGAGAAAATGATGCTCCAGTATGGAGATGATATATATACGGCATTCAAGAGCCTGCAGCCGGGTTATATGTTGTGCCTGTCATTGACAATGAGTGTGGCAAATTTAAAAGTTGCCAGAACACTCATAGATAAGATTACATTAACATGAGGGGAGTACGTTTCCGTATTCCCCTTTTAACACATAATATCCATGTTGAACAGAGTAGAATTGATTGGGAGACTTACAGAGGACCCCAGAAGTGGAGGAAGCCCACCACAAAATTACAGTTTCATTACTTTAGCCGTTAACACCCAGTACACGGACAAGAACGGCGAAAAGCAGCAAAAATCGGAATTTATCCCTATTGCTTTTTTTAAAGGTGCAGCAGATCTGGTACAGAAGTATTGCCGTAAAGGAACCCTCCTGCATGTGGAAGGTACAGTATCTATCAGGAAGAAGATAAACAATGACGGTTCATACCTGGAGAAGACAGAAATCCACGGCCAGAGGATAATATTCCTGGACAAAATAAAACCGGTACCTCAACAGGACAACGATTATCCGGGATAGATATGGGAAGACCTCAAAAGAAAGGACTGAGCAAGTTCTATCTTGAGGTTGATTTTTTTTCTGGTGATACAATCAGGGCCATCAGTTCCGAATTTGGACTTAAAGGCGAAATCTCCCTAATCAAGATTCTTTGTGCAATATTCAAATGCGGTTACTATCTGAAATGGAATAATGCCAACAAACTGCGGCTGCTGGGGCAGTTGCCGGGAGTTAATGACGAACTCCTGCGGCAAATTGTAGGGCGGCTTGTAAAATGGGACTATTTCAGCAAGGATCTGTTCGATAAACACAAAGTTTTGACCAACCGGCAAATTCAGGAAGAGTATTTCCTGCTCATACGCAGACGTGTCGTACCGGACAAGTTGCCGTATCTGCTCGTTGTTGTCAACAATAATGGAGTTTCTGACGACATAAACTCCATTTCTGCTGACAAAAACGGTATTTATGTGCGCAAATACCCATTTCTTGAAGACATAAATATGCAAAGCGGAGATTTTCCCGTCAGCGGTACAGGAGTTTCTGCATACAGAAAAGGGGTTTCTGTTGACATAAACTCACTTTCTGCACACATAAACGAAATTATTGCTGACATAAACTCCATTTCTGCTGACAAAAACGATAATCCCGACAATTCTTCCCCTCTTTCCCCCACACCCCCTATTACCTCTAATAAAGAAAAAAATAATAACCCTAAAGGGTTATTTCAAAAAAAGAAAAAAGGAGGACCGCCCAGAAAAGAAGAAAAAGAAAAAAGTTGCGCCAAAAAAGAAAAAGCCGGCTTTTCCCCTCCGTCCCTTGAACAGATACAATCCTATTGCACGGAAAGGGGACTGGTTGTCAATCCGGAGAAATTCTTCTACTACTATTCTGCCAATGGATGGAAAGTAGGGGACAGGAAGGAACCTATGGAGGACTGGAGGGCCAAGTTGGAAGAATGGGACCTTGATTGTAAAAACAAGCGAAAAAATGAACCGAAAGCAAGAAGAGAACAAGATGCCCACACTCCACGAAATAGTGGAAATACGGGCAAAAAAGGTACTAATGGTGCCGATATCTCCGATATTTAGACAAGGGGAGGGAATCCGACTGAAAAATATGCTGTGTGAACACTATTTGGATGTCTTGTTGGAAAACGGTTCCACTCCGGATGATCTGGAAAAATTTGACCATTACCTCAACGGTATAGTGAAATGGTTGACAGTATCCAGTTCCAAAAGGAGGAACCTGCTTATCAGCGGCCCTTGCGGTGTGGGCAAGACCGCAATGATGAGGGCTATGTTCCGGACATTTATCCCGACAATACCCAAGACAGAATGGATATCCGCAAAAGATGTGGCAGATATCTATGTGGGTAAAGTACCGGGTAAGGGCTGGCAGGAGATAAACAACTGTGAATGTCTGTTCATTGATGATATGGGAATGGAGGAGGAGAGTGTTAACGACTATGGAAACAGATCTTCTCCAATGCTCCGGCTCCTGCACAACAGGTTTGACAGAAACCTGATAACAATATTTACCACAAACCTCAACATGCAGCAACTCTACACCAGATATGACGATCGCCTGGCAGATCGCCTGGCAGATTATTACAGGCTTATCTACGGCGCTGACATGCAAAGTTACAGAGGAAGGAGGACAGAGAAATGAAAACACCAATCACGTACTATGGCGGGAAACAGAGACTTTCAAAATTTATTGTTTCCCTTCTCCCGGAACATAGAATATACTGTGAACCATTCTTTGGCGGTGGCGCTGTGTTTTTTGCAAAGCCGAAAAGTTATCTGGAGGTTATCAATGATACAAATGACCGTTTGATGACTTTCTACCGCATTGTTCAGAATGATTTTAAGGCCCTGCAGGCAAAAGTAGTACATACACTATACTCTGAAAGAGATTATTTGCACGCCCGAGAAATTTACTATAACAGAGTTGACAACCCTGTAACAGATGTTGATGTTGCCTGGAGTGTCTGGGTGCTTGCAAACTTCTCACAGAATGCAACCTTTCATGGAGGTTGGAAATGGGATAATGGTGGCTCAGGTTCGCACTCTGGTGTGTGTGCAAGGAACAAAAGGCTATCCTTTAATGAGGAATTGAGGGAAAGACTGCAGGATGTACAAATCAGTTCCAGAGACGCACTGAAATGTATAGATAACAGAGATACACCACAAACTGTTTTCTATCTGGATCCTCCATATTTCAATGCAAACCAAAAGCATTACAGTGGATACACTTCATCAGATTTTCAGGTTCTGCTGGAGAGATTGGAAACACTGAAAGGCAAATTCATTCTATCGAACTACAAATCAGAACTGATTGATGATTACATCTCCAAAAATTCATGGAGAAGTGTAGAACTAGACTTGACTTGCAGTATTCCTAGACGGGGCCATGTGAGAAAAACAGAACTGATAATAACAAATTTTTAAAATGGCAAAGAAACGACAGTTGAAGTATCTGCATGATACGCATTACCACAAGGATTGTATGCATGCTATACCATGTAGGGATGCGCATGTGAGCAATTTGGGGTTGCCTATTCTGGGGAGATGCCCACATAAGGAGCACATGTTTATCCTTACCGAAATGACCAGGTGTGAACACTTTAAAAAATCAGAATGATGGAAAGGGAGATTTTATTAAATGGATTGATTATAGCCCACATGGTAGGGGTTTGTATCAGTGCTTTCTGGTTCTACCCGGTGTACATAGGAAAAAGGAACCGCAGATATATGGATGTAATGACCTACATAGCGGTGATATGCTGGGGATTCATCCCTCTGATATGTCTGACAATAGATCTTAACAAAGAAAATTAAAAACTTGTAACTATGGAAAAAGAGAATGTTATAGACGTTGAAAAAGTAAAACGAGAGCATTTTATTGAGGATATCTTCAAGATATTGAAAGACAATGCGGCTCAAGATAATATGTTTGCCCTATGCTTAATAGGTAAGAAGTGTGAAGATAAACCGGGGTATGAGATGCATTTTGCATCTCTTGTGGGAAAGGATGTAGAAGATAGAGTAGTCCCGAACAGTCTGTATAGATCTATGATAGAGGCTTCCGACAAATCTCCTGCCGTTAAGAAAATGTTGTTTGAATTTTTGGCTGAATCGTCAGATGCAATCAGAGCAATAAAGACTGAATTGCGAACTTTTGACCCGGCAATGTGTGTGAAGATACCAAGAACAGATCCTAAAAACAGTGTCTCATGAAAACCGCTCAGGATATCAAGAAAGAACTGCAGTTAATCTATCGGGAAGTGGAAAAGAAAGGGTTATCCCCTAAAAGTGTCGATAAGGAAGTAAGGAAAAGATATGCGGATTTGAAGAAGAAGGCGGATTTCCTTAAACCTTTACTGTTCTATCTTGAGATAAAGGGTGTTGACGGCATTGTACGTATGCGTAAAACATTGCTTAAAAAGATAGAAATAAATCAGGAGAGAGTGGATGACTTGCGTAGGAGTAGAGATTACAAGACCGCAGCAGCGATAGAATCATCAATTACCAGGGACCGTATTACCCTGAATTCTCTGGACTATATTGTTGAACCAAAACAGAATTAAATATGAAAAAATTAGCAATACTAGGCGACGCTCAGATGTCGCAGCAGATTATCAGTACGCTTATTGAACTTGGCGGAGGAAACAACCAGTGGGGATATAAAGGATCCTGTCCGGAATGGTGTTACTGTATTGGGGAAAAGGACCGTAATATAAGGGCCCTACCCAAGAGGGAAGTTGTAATGAATTCCAATTACCTTGTATTGACATTCCAGGAGTTTGAGCAGATGTATTATCTCAAGCCAGGAGACAGTGCCAGGATAATTGGAGAGTACCGCGAAACCAAAGTACTGAAAAGAACCTGGAGTTCACAAGTTGGCGACATGATTTACCAGATAGAAGTTAAAGGCGACAGTGCACCTAAAGGAGCAATAGGATGGTGGTATCATAATGCGCTTGTACATAATGCACCTGTAAAATATTCACCTAAGATTCCCGGTAACTATAATGAAACCCGTTCTTTTGGGTTTGCCATCAGGGCACTCAAGGGCGGATATAAGGTTACACGTGAAGGGTGGAACGGAAAGGGTATGTATTTGTGGCTTAAACCACCTACAAAGGTAAATGCAGAGTTCTGCAAGGATCCTATATTGAAAGAGATTGCACAGCGCAACGGAGGGGAGATTGAAGCACTGGGAACAATATGCATGAAGACCGCCGACAACAAAGTGCTCACAGGGTGGCTGGCAAGCCAGACAGACATGCTGGCAGAAGACTGGAGAATAATTTAAAGGAACGCAATATGGCAAAGAATGAACTGGGATACCTGGTAACACGTATATGGTGTAGTCTTCCCAAAACTCAAAGGAGCCGGGCATTACATGAGCATCTTTTTAAAAATTACTCAAAACTGGTGCCGGTAAATATGCTTGAAGGCTTCATATCTAAGGTTCATAAGACAGTAGAGGAGTACAACGAGAAATTCCCTCGCGAATATTTTCCTTATATCTGCTCTCAAATCGGCAATTCATCTACTGGGGAGTATATACGCCTTACAATAGGTCCTGAAAACGGTGACGCACTTATAGAAATAACACTTCATAAAATCAGAGATGTATGGACCCCAGAGAAAGAGAATTTATAACCTATAAGAAACTCCTGCAGCGAGGTCTTATAATCATCCGCATGGATGCTACCGGCAAACGTATAGAAAGACTGTTCCCGGTTGTGGAGAATGGAGAATTTTCCCTCCGTTGGAAACAGATTCAGGAAACCTCAACACGCAAATATTGTAAAGAACTGTTTGGGGATATGTTGAGAATTGAAGGTACAATATCTCCGCAGAAAGCATATTGGAGGGTGGTGGCCAGAGATATGGGCTTTGATATTTACCGTACAGACGAAAACAACGGAGTAATAAAAAAGTTTGTAAGTCATGGCGGCTGGTCCCTTGTTGAAAAAGGATTGACCACAGAGCAGATAAACCTGTTTATGCGCCTTATCCTTCTTAATGATGATAAAGCATTGTCGGATATTTGAAAATAATCAGGGTGAAGAAGAGAGTTGACATTCAGTTCAATGCCAGTGAGTACAACAACGAGTGGTACACCCCAATAGAGATAATTGACCAATTGGGGGGGGTAGATAGTTTTGACCTGGACCCGTGTGCGCCGGTGGTGCCTTTGTACAGGACAGCCAAACAGATGTACAACAAACATCAGGATGGACTGAAACAGCAATGGAATGGGAGGGTTTGGCTCAACCCTCCGTATAGCCGGCCGGAAATAGAACTTTTCATGCGCAGAATGGTGTCACATGGTAACGGGATTGCCTTACTGTTCAACAGATGCGACAGTAAGATGTTTCAGGATCTCATATTTCCGAATATGTCGGGAATACTTTTCCTGAGAAATAGAATAAAGTTTCTTCGTCCCGACGGCACTACGGCTGGAAGTCCTGCTCAAGGGTCTGTATTGATAGCATTCGGAGATAAGAATGCAGAAATATTGAAGGGGTGCGGAATTAAAGGATGTTTCTTAAAAATGATAAAGTGATATGTATGTCATTAAATCAAACGGCAGACTGGTAAGAGATGACCGAGGATGTGTTTACAAGTACAGTAGCCAGGCTGTAGCGGAAAGTAAAGCACGTATGATGTTTGGGGATTTGTTTCAAAAAAAATATAAAGTTTCATGGGTACAAAATCATTAAAGAATTCTTTGGCTGCAGTTTTATATAAATGGGCCTATAAGTTGGATCCTCAGTTAAGATTCAATAATACTACAGTTGAATATCTACACCCGTTCACGGTTAGATTGGGAGCGAGAAAAACGACCCTAAATATAGGATCTTATTGCGCTTTTAATGCCGGCAAAATTATGGTGTATAGTGAACTGTGGCAACAGATTCAGCCGTATATAGATTATACGACCTCCTCAGTCATGGGTGGAGATGGAACATTGCATGAAGTAAAAATAGAGATTGTTAAATACAAATAAAAAATCAAAAAAATAGGAATCATTGTAATATGGAACAAATTAATATTGCAGAAATACTTAAAGATTGTCCAAGTGGAATGGAGTTGGACTGTGCAATGTATGATAATGTTCAATTTGACACTGTACAAGATGGCAACATATATCCTATAAAAATAAACACACCAGAAGGTAGAATCTCTCTATCTAAATATGGATGTTATTCACTTAATCCACAATGTAAATGTATCATCTTCCCCAAAGGCAAAACAACATGGGAGGGATTCCAAAGACCTTTTAAGGATGGAGATATAATCACAACTGATTTAGGTAGTGTATTTATACTTAAAGAACCTAACGAAAATGTTTTTTTCTATGGTTGTTATGTCGCATTGAATGATGTATCACGTATTGTTGTAAGTTGTACACAATTTTGTGTTAAAAAAGGTTGTCGTCTTGCCACCGAAGAAGAAAAACAAAAACTTTTCCAAGCAATCAAAGATAATGGTTACAAATGGAACGCTGAAACCAAGACTTTGGAGAAGTTGCCGAAGTTTAAGGTGGGAGATAGAGTACGTAATAGGAACTATAAAGATTATGTTTTCCATATACTTGACATTACAGATAAAGGATATAGAGCGAAAGAGTTAGATGCTGATTTTCCTATTATTATTCTTTTTGGCTCACAAGAAAACAACTACGAACTGGTCCCTAATAAATTTGACATCACGACTTTGAAACCGTTTGATAAGGTGTTAATAAGAGATTCAAAGGATGATTATTGGAATATTGGTTTTTTCTCATTTAAAGGAGATAAGCACTTTTGTACAGAAAGAGGGTATTATGCTCAATGCATCCCCTACGAAGGCAATGAGCATCTATTAGGTACAACTAACGATTGTGACGAATATTTTAAAAATTGGTAATTATGAAAAAGAATTATACGGTTAAAGATTTAATTACATACCTACTTGACTTTAATATGGAAGCAGAAGTGTTAGTAAATGCAAGTGGTGTACCAGAGGGATTTGATATTAGTTGGAGTGACGGTAAAGATTCCTCAGACTTATCAATAATAAACTCAAAGAAAAGAGCGGATACAGTTTGTTTTAATGTAATTTGTGGTGAAAAATAATATATCATATCGATTTTGAAATTATGAAGATGTGGATAGCAAGAGGAGAAGGTGATAATTATTGCGCTCTCTTTAAGGAAAAACCTTATAAGTATTACGATAAATCCTGCAAAAAGCACTTCTTTAAAACAGATAATATGTATGGAACTTATATGTGCCTTCCTGCAGGATATTTCTCCTCAGTAACCTTTGAAAACTCTCCGCAGCAGGTGGAGATAAAATTGATTGAAGATAAAGAGAGCAGTAATGAGTAGTGAATTATCAGAAGGTATATACATTATCCCAAAGCAATATAAGGTTATTGTTAGTGGAAATGAAGTTCATGTCCTTCCTCGCAAAGTGCTTAAAGAATATCGTTGTAAGGACTGCGAGTACAGACAGGAGGGGTATGCCACGATAAACGCATATCATAAGTCTTGGGTATGTAAACAACGCCCCAAAGAGATACTTAACCCAAATTATTGCAATCAAACTATATTCTATTGTGCCCCATATTATAGAAGGCCCTGTAAGGAGTTCAAATTGAAAGGAGGTGATAGTCATGGAAGAAGAAAGAGATAAAGAATACTACCTATTGCACCCACAACAGCCGGTTGTAATTATTGAAACACTGAAGGCTGAGGAAGAGAAGAAGGTGCGCAAAGCGGAACTTGCAAGAGAGTTCCCATTCAAGAAAAGAGGATTCAGAAAACATATAAGATAGTTATGGAAAACTTTAAGGAAATATTGAAGCGACTTAATGCTCCAACTCAAAAAGTTAGGTGTTGTAAATGTGGAAAAGAAATGGAAATACCTAATCCTCCATCAAAGGTTATTTATTCGTGGGGTTGTTCATCTGCGGTTATATTTATGGTAGCCAATTTAATTGTTAATGGCTGGCACATAAGGAATAGAGGTGTTACCGATAACCATCCAATATTTTGCCAAGATTGTTGGGATAACAAAGAACCAGAATATATCAAACACCCTTTGGCAGATGAGTGGGTAGAGAAAGGTAAAGAATGGTTAAGAAATACCAAAGAAGAATCGCTAAAAAGTTTATAGGTATGAATATTCCACTTACACCGCACACAATAGCATTATATACGGATTTGTTGATGAATCCGCAGAAGTATAATTGTGATTATAAACCTCTTAAAGAGTGTTTTAGAATAGCAAAAAAAGTCACACCGCAAGATGAACTTTATGAGCAATATGTCTCTTATATCAATAAACCTCTGTTAAAACCTGTCTTTTACATTATTATGCGTAATATGTATCCAGTACTATTTGGGGCTGATTGGCATAAGGATGATTCAGGTGAATTGATAAGAGGTAGATTAGGCTTTAAACTTGAATTTATAAAACCTTTATAGTTATGGCAACAAAGAAACAACAATGTCCAGAGTTCCCATACTTTGGAGCAAATTATCCAGATGCAAGATGTATTGATGGGTATTTGTATGACTTGGATGACTGCGATGAGAATGGCAATCTATATGAGCCTTCAGAGAAGATTCCTTGTCCTTTCTGTAACAAGAAAGAGTATTTTGAAAAATTTGGTATAATGGACGAGGAAGAAGATAGTGCGGCTATGGATGAGTATAAATCAATAGTCAGTTGGGTAAAGAAACATTATCCAAACTATGTAATTGAAGATTAATATGGCAACAAAGAAATTTATACTTGAGGTGGAGGAGGGAAGGACAATGTGTCATAAATGCCCTTTTCAAACAATAGATTGTACAGAAGAGATATATAATATTTTAGATTGTGGTAACTACAACCTCGCCACGATGAGAATTAAAGAATTGGAGGAGATAAAATGAGAGAAATAAAGTTTAGAGGTAGAACGGTAAATGGTAAGTGGCTGTATGGCAACTTACAAGTACCGTCAGTAAATGGTGTTCATTATTATATGTGGGATGAAGATAAGTTCCAATGTCCCGTAGATGAAAATACCATAGGTCAATATACAGGTTTAAAAGACAAGAACGGCAAGGAGATTTATGAGGGGGATATAGTAGATGCTTGGAGTGCAGGGGGGCATCTACCTAATGGTATAATCAAATGGGGTGAAGGCATTGCAGGGTTCTTCATTATGCCTCCTAAATGCAATGCTGTATGGCATCTTGTAGGTAACTATGAAAACAAAGAATCATTAGAAGTTTTAGGCAACATCCACGATAACCCAGAGTTAATTAAGGAGGGGAAATAATGACTAATGAAGAATTACACGCAAAGGCTGTTGATAATGCCACCATTCTGATCAGCAAACTAAAGGAAGAAAAATAATGAAAAAGATAATGTTTAATGACAGGTATAATCTTACCCAATTAGTTCTACAACGCTATAAAACAAGAACTGTAAGGATTGAAAACCTTGAAAAGAACAGCCCATATGAAACATTTATTCCCCACTACCCTGCTGGAGAGATTGTTGCTATAGCACAATCTTATAGGGATGTGTTTGGGCCGGATGAAAGGTTTCTTTTAGAGTTGTCAGAAAAAGAAAAAAAAGGTTGGAACAATAAGATGTTTGTTAAGGCCTGTCATATGCCGAGGCATATCATGATTCATAGTGTTGATATAATGCCAGTACAGGTTTATGCTACTAATGAACAGAACTGTCTGGAGGAAGGTATCATGGGTGTTCCGGACGAGATAAAGGATCTGCTGCCAAATTACTGGCACTATGATGGGGAAAATGCAAAATATTTTTATACCCCTCAACAGGCATTTGAATCTTTGTTTGATTCTATTGTGGGAAAAGGGGTGTTTGATAGAAATCCACTAGTTGTAACCTATAAATTTGAATTACTATGATAAAGATATCCATAATCTTACTTATGATAATGACAATTGCTAATCTGTTGTTGTATATGTTTACCAGAGATGTGGCGTTCCTGTTCTTTGGTACATGGACATTGCTGGCATTTTATCACTCCCTGAACTCCAAATGCACCATTCATGTGCGGATAACAAAAGACGGTGAATATAAATCTATGGAGGATAATAGGAATGAAGGAGATAGTGATAGGAATTGATCCGGATATTGACAGAACCGGTGTGGCGGAACTGCATACTGCCACCAAAAAGATAAAGTTGTACAATATGGATTTCCCCACTATCTGTTCATACCTGAGGAAGGTGAGTTCAGATTATGGGGATCTTGCGCAGATCCATATTGAAGATAGCAGCAATACTACAAAGAATTGGCATTTGTCTGCAAGATATGGCAACACTAACCGTGCGGCCAGACTGGGATATGATGTCGGGCGCAACCATCAGATATGCCACGATATTTATGACTATGCTGCATGTATATTAGGGTTGGATATATCCCGACAGATGCCGTTCAAGAAATGCTGGAAAGGTAAAGATGGAAAGATAACCCATGAGGAGATATCTTCATTCATACAGATGCCGGCAAAAACTTCCAACCAGGAGCAGAGGGATGCAGCACTCATTGCCTGGCTATGTGCTGGATTCCCTATATTCATTCCTCCAAAAAAGAAATGATCATTTCTTCCTCTTCAATACTATGTATTCGCTATAAACAATTGTAGAGGATGTGTCTGCCAGGGAAACCGCCTGCCGTATTGCCTTGGTACCCCAGCGCAGAAACAGGAACTTGTGAGGGACCCTGTAAACGACCTGATTGAGTGTGTCTGTATGTTTTACGCTGCAGGCTATGGAATCGTTCCGGATGTACCCCTCAACGCGGTTCCATGGATTGTTCCAGATAAAACTCCTGACGGGTACACCCGGTGTATCAGCATTTGTTGTCAGAGGAACAGAGAAAGTAAATTTGCTTTCAATGGATGTGAGGGATAGGGATTGTGTCCGGCGGAGTTTTATTCCCATATCGCTGACTGTTTTCAACAGACGCTCATTATATATTTTGAGTTCCTTCAGTTGCAGTTCCAGTTTTCCCACATGCGCTACACTTTGCCCCAGGGAATTCCTGTAAATGTCCATTTGGGACAATAATGTTTCACTGTTTGCTGATAAGCGGTTGTTTTCCTCTCGTAAAGACCTGTTTTGTCCCCACAGAATAATTATTCCTCCAATAAGGACAATTAATATGTAAATAAGAATACGTTTCATTGTAGCCTTGTTTTAGCCGTATTGTTCAAGCAACCTGTTGTAAAATTCTCTCCGTTCCTCCTTACCGTTATAGCCGCCGTTTATTATTTTGGTAATCTTGTCAAACTGCTGAGTGTCGGCCAGAAAATTAAGACCGTGTTCCTTCCAGAACCAGCATGCGGACATTACTGCATATTGCGGAGTGGCCAGCAGTTCGGGCCTTGAGATGAAGTTAATACCGCTATGTTCTGAAAATGCCTGGTAGTTGGCTCTGCCGGTAAGTTGTATCAAGCCACGCCCTTTGTATCGTGGACCGTCTCCTGGATGCGTGTTCCCAAGGCTTTTACGCCCCTCATATGCCTTGCCGGTTGCAATCTCTTCTGTATAGTAGAAACGGCCTGATTCGTGCGCAATCTGCGCCAGAAAAGCCGCTTCCCGCAGGTTGGTGTCAATGTCGTATTTTGGCATGTACATACCAAGAAAGACATTGAACGGTTCCAATGTCTTTGTGGAGATGCCTAAAGCATCTGCCAATAGAGTGGAGGAGAGTATCATTTTTAGGATTCCTTTTCTTTTATTTCCTGTACACATGATTCGCAGTGTTCCCGACGTTTGTAGTACTCGGCATTTGCTTTAAGTACCACACATTTCTCAATGGGGTTCTGAACACCTTCCAGAAACTCGCAATCGTAGGCTTTGTTTATGCTGGTACGCTTTTGAGCATTCTTTCTCTCTATAGTGTCGCGGTACACTTTATCCTGACTGATAATCTTGAGCAATCTTTCTTCTCTGGCCTGCGACATGTCATAGTTGCGGTTAGCCATTTCAACGGCCTTCTGCTCGGATACGATAATAGAATCGTAGGTTTTCTGTACGGTGGATATCGTTTCTCCGAAACTCTTCAGCATGGTGGCATTGGTTTCCCCGGATATCTTCTGAACAGTGGTTATAATGTCGCTGGACATCTTCTGCAACTGTGCCATAAAGTGTGCAGTATCATTCATACGCTGTCCCTTATCCTTAATACGGGATATTATGGATGTCACTATTTGGGTAAGTCCGCCTCCGGCAATCATTGAACAGAGGGCAACAAGTAAAGGATTATTTGTCAACTCTTCCATGTGCATAAACAATTATGCCCAAAGATGAGCCTTATACTCTTCTTCAGGCAGTTATTTTACCCTATAGGAAACAAATACGGAAATACCATCCCATGATATCTCCGTATGTAAGAAGAACAGGTGTTACGCCGGACCGCTTGCTCCGCAACTGTTGCATATTACAGTATCCTTAACTTGCTCTAAGGCCTGCTTTCCGCAATTTCGGCAGCACATGTTGCCTGGCTTGCACCGGCATACGTGTTTCTGTTCTTCTTTGTGTTCTTTCTTCTGTTTTTCCATAGCGTTCTATAGCGTTTTTTCTGCAGCAACCGCAGAGCAGATGACTGCAAGTGTCATGGGTAAGTCCTATAAGATCGTCGAGAAGATAACATACCTGTTCGCTCTTCTCGTCTATATTGTCGGTACTTGCAATATGTGACTGCAGGTGCCGCAGTTCATGTACCAGGCAACGGTGGAACTGCTTGGAGGATGAAGCGAGCGCCACCACCACCACGGAACACCTTCTGTTGAAATTGGAGAAGGTAAATCCCGAATTCAATTCGTTACGTATCAGGCTCCGGTAGGCGGCTGCAGCATACCTGGCCCGGCACCCTATACCATGGAGGGATTCCATAATCCTGTCCACATCATAGCGTGTCACCGCATAAAATATCCGGGCTCTCCAGGAGTAGTCATCTATGTATATATCCTGTACAATCATCTACAACATCTCCTCCCAATCCACAGGTTCCCCTCTGGCTACCATGCCGGCATACCACCTTCTCATGAGGGTGCCGTCTCCTGCGTCCACGTCGTCAATGACCTCCCGGACAAACATACACAGGTGGTGCTCGTCGGGAACAGAACCTTTGAGATAGTTTGCTTTACACATGTTGGCTGCCACTACGTGGTCATAACCAACATTGTTCTGCAGTTTGATGCCGTATTTGGCCATCATGGATTCAATATCCTCCTTGGTATAAGGGGTAATCTTCTCCTTTTCCCCGGGACTGTTCTCCTTGCGGCGATACATTGTTGATGCAGCCACTTCGCTGGCCTTCCTGCTGAAGTGCCAACCGTATTGCGACAGGTATTCCCTCATGTTCCTGGGATACTTGTCGTATGTGTCCAATGGTAATCTTTTCATTGTCTATTGGATTTAGGGGTGTAATCACTTACACCCCAGGTTTATCAGTACCTGCTGTATCTGCCGGTACCCTTTACGCCGCGTCTGTTGGCAATGTCTCCGTGTCTTGCCATAACACCCTTACGGTAGTTGGAACCACTGCGGTTGCCCATTGAACCGGAACCACCACGGTTGCCCATGTTGTTGTTACGGTTACCCATGTAGCCGGAGCCGCGCTGCCCCATCTCTTCCTGACCGTATTCCATATCCTCCTCGTAGTACTCCTCTTCGTCGTACTCTTCATCATCCTCCCTTTGGCCCATGCCCTGCATCTCGTCAAGACATTCCATGAAGGATTCGGCCGCGTTGGATATCATCTCAGCGACATTGTACATCTTCTGTACACCTTTCTCGGATATTCTTATTATTTTCATGGCTGTTGTTGGTTGTTATTTTTCAGGATAGTGTTCAACATCTCCGATATGCCCTGAATAGAGTTTTTCATCCCGCGGAATTCATCTTTAAGTTCAGATATCTCCCTGTCCCTTTCTTGCTCTTTGGCAATCTGAGGGTTCAAGGCAGAGAGCATCTGCTGACAGTTGGCTACTATGCTCTCATGGTATGGCAGGCTGTCAATAATATTCTTGCTGGAAGAGAGCATGCCTTCCACCTCGGATATCATTGCGTCCCGGCTCTCGCTGATGACTGCCATCTGGCCATTACAAGCCTTGTTCTCAATGGAGAGGTCTGCCCTCATGCCGGGGAATTCGTATCTGTTTCCGTCCGGATCTGTGGCTACAATGTTTACAAAACTCTGATAGTTCTGCCCGAAGGCTCCCATGGTAGTACCTATCTTCTGTTGCGGTTCGCTTACGCTCTCCACCTTACCTGTAACCAGGCGCGGTTTCTCACCCTTGAACAGGATGTATATCGTACTGTGTTGTCTTAATGCTGAAAACATGATTAACTGAGTTTAATGGGGTGGGTTGCCCCACCCGTGATTATTAGTTTACTCCCGGCATTATCTGCAAGGTACCTGAGGTCTTGTCGTAGATGAACTCGTACCAGCCTGTACCCGGTATATCCGCTACTGTGAGCGGTACCGAACCTACTTTGGTAACAGCCTGGGTTACGCCGTTGGTCTGAAACAAGATTGGCAGTGTACCTGTGGTGGCAGCAGGAATGGCCTGTGCCAGGTTGATGTACACCGAACCTCTGTACCATAATCCCAGAAACGAATGGTTGGGGAAGGAGAACACCACATTGTCGGTGTTCACTGTAACTGCTGTGCTCTCAATGGCTGCAGATCCCCTTCTGTTGATAATCTGATAAGGCAGTGCCATAGTGACCTCCTTTCTTCAGATTAGTACCAGAATCCACCCTGACCAAGACCGAAACCACCACCTACACCGTACTGTGCGGCTACACAGTTAGGAACGGCCACGAATGGCTGGTACTGTACAGGGAATGTCTCAGGAAGTTTGCATTTGATGCCGTCAACGTCTGACTTGAGGTCGCTTACAGCCTTGTAGATAGGTGTAGTTGCCTGGCTGATCATCTGTCCGAATGCTGCAGTCTGCTGCGCATTGTTGATGATAACTGCCTGCTCTGCAATCTTGCGGTCACGCTCCGCAATGTCGCGGTTGAGTTCACGCATCTCTGCAGCCCTTTGACCCTCCAGTACTCTACTGGTGCTGCTCTCAATGGCTTTCTCCAAAGTACATGTCTGGTCTCTCTGGGCATAGCCCAAATCTGAGAATCCTCTGGTAAGGATCTGATTGGTGCCGTTGATGGCGCGCTCAGTGAGATAGTTGCTCTCAGAAATACCCTGTTTGATGTCACAGCAGCACTGTGCAATCTGTGTTGCAAGGTTGCAGTCACCTCTCTCAAGAGCATTGATGATCTGCTGGCTCGACATACCCACCTGGCTGCTCACGTTACAGATCTGGGTACCCAAAGCATTGAGAGCATTGCGGATGTCACCAGTAGAGCAGTTGAGCATTCCCGACAACCTGTCAATGGCGCTGTTGTTTCCCTGGATAGCCTGCATGATGAGGTCTCTACCAGCAGTGTTGTTGAGTTGGTCGGAAAGGAATCCGAAGCCGGCTGCATTTCTACATCCGCCACCGAAACCGCCCATACCACCAAAGCCGCCGAAACCGCCAAAGCCACCCCAGCCACCGTACAACAGTGCAAGAAGGAACAAAGGCCAGATGCAGTTTCCACCGCCGAAGCCGCCGAAGCCGCCACCGCCGAACATCATTCCCAACAGCAGGTTGGGGTCAAAATCGTTTCTGTTTCCGCTCCCGGAATCAAAAACATAAGTAGAATTCTTTTCGCTCATAGCATTAGTGTTTGCGTAACGGTCAATATTAACCGTATTGCAAAACTATCCAGAGCGCATGGGGTAGGGAAGGAGTTGGTTCCGGCGCTATTCCATGGTGGTTCCCATTGCGTTCTTCACTGCTTCCAAATTTATTCTCAGCAGTCTGCGCCCCTTGGCGCGGCTATGGAACTGGGAGAGCATCTTGTTTATATTGCGGTGGCTACAGCCCATCAGTTGTGATATATGGGAAGAATACAATCCCTGCTGGCTGAGCAGATATACCAGAATATACCGTGCGTCAACGGCATCCTCGCACTTGCTGCAGGAAAGGATAACATCCGGACGGATGTCTGTCGCCTGGGATACCAGGTCAAGAATGTGGGCAAAGAGTTTGGTTTTGTGCATAACTGTATTATCTTTGCTATCATTAATAAAAATAATGACATGTTTAAGAGATTCAGGTATAGATATTATCAACTAACTCTTTCAACTCAGCCCTCGTATATTGCAGGATTTGGGGGGATTTCTTTCAATTTTGACGTAGTTATTGCAATTAGAGGAAGAATTTCAAGAGATAGGATCTTGAAGCATTTGTCCGAGGTTCAAGATGAGAATACTAAAAAAACTCTTAAAGAGTACCCTATTTTGATAGCATGGTCTGAGGTTGATTCATTTTAATTTCCTATATTTGCCCTTGCCAATAAGTAACTACATATTATAAACATAGCCACTATTCCAGCGAAAGGCTCTTATTAGCCCCGACTGCTGGAATAGTGGCTTAATTGTTACTTAAAAAGTTATTTATTGGCGTAAATACTTTTGTCGGGGCTTTCTTTTTTACCCCGTTGGGAGGTTACTCCTCCTGTGTGGCCGCGCTGATATCTTCAATGACAAACTGTTTGAATTCGTCAATGACTGCATCTGCGGATATACCGTCGGGAACATTTGAGGAGTTTTTCAAAGGTGCATCCCATGAATTGGGTTCTGTGGTGTTATCTGGCTTATAGGAACCATCTTTTCCCGGTTGGTTAAGTGAGAAAGTGAAAGATTTATTTTCGCTTACTTTTACCCTAATGTTTCCATCTGTTGCATATACCTGATTGTCTCTGATTATTACAATGCCTGTAACCTCAACACAAGTTCTTGACAACAATGTGTTGTTATATTCGTAGTACTGTTTTAATGGTGTTGCTTTCATAGTGATTATTTTTCGTACATAAATTGTAGTGCTGTGATATCTGCCGGAGTGAAATCAATCTCGCCGGCAATAAGGGAATCTATCCAACTGTCCACGGATACAGGGAATATGGCTACCTCAACGCTCTCGTCCCTTTTTGCTTTAAGAGCCTTGCCAAAATCCTCTTCAAGATCCAGGAATCCCCTGTGGTTGTTTATAAGTTCGTTATTGAGTGAGATTAACTCCTCCCTGTCTTTTGTACTTCCCATCTTGCTCCTCAACTCACTGACAACAGAGAGTTCATCTTTCTTCTCCTCAAACATCTTTTCTTTCAGTGCTTCCTGGAATGCTTCGTATTCCTTAATTACAGCCTTGAGGGCTGCAAAGTTCCTCACTGCAGCAAGCCTTACTGTCTTGTCAAATTTTGTCAACTTGATAGCCGCTAACTGATTGTATCCGGCGATTGCTTCGCCAATGGTAATGGTTACGTTCATAAGTGAATGTTTTAATTGTTACTCCAGTATTTGAACAGGCTCAATATTACCCATACGTTAACTATGGCGTTGAGTACGCCTATTACTCCCCAGAATGAGCCTACATTACAGGTACAGATAAGTACCAGTACTGTAATGATAGCATAAAGGAACAGTCCGAATCCTTTAATTGCTGAATGTTTTCCAATAATCATAATAATATTTGTGTTTTAAGGTTAATATTTATCCAATTGTGATAGAACCAGAGCCTGCACTGTCGCTACCTTGTTCCCAATATTCCACTTCTATCTCCAGAGGTGTCATAGCAACGCTTACAAGGATACCTCCGTATTCGCTTTCTTTCTCTCCGTATTCAATGATGGCGGATTCACTCCCATTGGCAGGGACGGTAATGTAACCGCTTACCAGTAGATTACCGGCGCCGGAAAGTATGTTGCCTTGCCTGTCGGACAATCTGTAAGAGATAACTTTATCTGTTGTAGCAGTACTGCTAAAGTCAAGTGTTATAGATGATACTCTGTATGTAGTACTATCTACTTGAGTGTATTCTGCATAACCACCATCAAAGTTGATATAATCAGTAACACCGCCACCTGCACCACTTGTTACTACAGTGAAAGTAATAGTATTAGCAAAAGGAAGAGGTATCCAATTCCCTTCATATTCTCCATCATCTCTCAAGTATGTAAATGTGTGTTGAGAAACGCGCACATTAGTTATACAGGGATATAGATACCATGTACCTATTGGAATTCCTTTCAACTCAAGAGAATCCTGCAAATCCACTAATTGTTGTCCAGGTGTAGTTAGGTCTGTAAGTGCAATAAAATATACCTGAGGGAAACCTTGACTTGATTGCGTACTGTTGTATGCAATAAACCCAAAGTTCGCAGTGTCCATTGATAGTCCTTTTTCTACAACTGTCCCCAATAAAAACAAGTCGTCAAACAGGATGCTTACAGGAGTACTACTGCCTTGGTTTACTGTTGTGGCACCCAGTTTAATCTCAAACCAGTTTGTAGTATTATGGTCATATCGCCATAAGTCTGCAATACGGCCCCATGACGAAGGTCTATTGTAGAGAAAATTGGTATTAGCCGCAACGCCTCGCATTGCCGCAGGTGCGCTATTATATACAACCATATTATGCCCATAGTTTACCCTACGCTTCTGGTTGTCACTGAGCCTTGTTGTCCTGCTATATAAAATACCACCTATATTTTCAATATCATCATAAGGATACTCCATAGGTTTGTGCTTGCTCTTAGGATTGAGAGTGCTACTGAGCAACACATCACTCCAATAATACAAACCATCACTTCTTTTGCCTACACCAAAGAATGTGAACACTTCGCCACCTATTGGAGAACCATTAACTATTACACCATTCTCTATTGACATAGTCTATATTGTTTTAATTCGTTTTCTAATTCATTCACTTTTCTTTTAAGTCTCTCCACCTCACTGTCTATATACTGTATTGCGCCAACTTCAAATGCGTGTAGTTGATTGTATTGCAGATATAACTTCTGTCCCAACTCCTCATCATTCATTCTATCAACCATACAACTTGCAACACTCTCTACCTCCTGTGCAATGAAGCCATAAGACAATGCACCATTGCTCTTCCAATTCCATTTGCTCGGTCTCAGTTGCCTCAATACTGCAAGACTTTCATCTTTAGTGAGATGTTCAATGTTATATTTCAACCTCGCATCCGAAGAACTTGACAAGGTTCCCATTGCGATAGTGCCTGTGACAATAAAGTTTCCAAATACATCAAAATAACCTACTCGTGTGTAAGTATTACTATCGACATAATGATAACCGAATGCTATCTGTCCATAATTCCCATTTCTTGTTGTTATCAGACTTAATTCATACGGTTCGCCAAAACAATCTTGTCCAAGTCCTGTCTGAGCATCACTTTGGTCACATACCAAAATTTTTACACCATACTTTCCGCTATTTGGGGAATATCCTCCACCTGCTGAGATATAGTTAGTAGCATAACCACCTGCTCCTTGGGTTAATGCAATAGAACCAGCAACATTAGTATTATTTCTTAACTCTATTAAAGACCCGTAAAATCGTAAAGCCAGATTATTGTAAAGCCATATATCTCTGGAATCGCCCGTTTCAGTAATATTCCTTGCAGGTTGTAGACCACAATATGTTGCGTCAACATTTTCAAGAGTATATGCCCAAGCCTTAAATTTTTTACTATTATATGTTCGGACACACTCAGTATCTGTCATACAGATACCACCCCCATAATCTTGATTATACCAACCTGCTCCACCTCTGGTTCTTATCCAGGATGTTGCGTAAATATCTCCCTCTACTTGTAATTTACCGATTGTATCCGTTGTAGTACCTATGAGGACATTACCATTAGGAATGCATATATTACCATCATCATTTACCCTGATAGAACTGCCACTCCTAAAATTATATAAATGAGCGTATGGATTAACATAGTCATGGCCTATATAACATAATAGACCACTTCCATCTGGAGTGTGATGATATAATGCAGCAGAATCCCTAATATTAATTCTACCCCACACATCTCTACTTCCATCAAAACTCTGCCCCCAAATAGTTCTTGCGGTTTGGAGTTTGGTGGCACTTGCTACATTACTATCGGTAAAAGCTATTTCTCTCCACGAACCCAAAGTTCCACCATTCTTAAATCGTCCATACAGTCCATTATATGCTGTAGACATTCCTACTTGAAAGTAATAATTAGAGTCTGGAGAACCAATATGCAATCCATATTTATATGCTCCACCATATCCTGTTATAGAGTTTTCTCCCCAATCAAACCAGTATTGAAGGCCTGTATGTGTAAGATTTCCGACAGAAGTATATCCTAATTGATAAGTATAGTTAGAACCATTAGCATAATTCACACTTTGACTTCCTATATTGCCAGAGTGGATGATAGCATATTGATAATTATATCCTATATGAACCTTTGGTGTCTGTGCGCTATCAAAACCAAAGTATCCCAAAATACTTTTAGCGGAATTACGGAAACCAATATATGAGCCATCGGTACCATTAAGATATAAGGGAGTATCAGTAGTCCCTTGCAATTCTCCACCACTCAAAGGAAGAGCGTAATCAGAATAGTTAAGATGATGTAATATTACATATTCAAGATTCCATGGTTTATTAGTTAACCTCCAATTTCCATCATCTCCATAATGCACAATATTACCATTCGCTAAAGAAAGAAAGGCAAAACCATCTCCAGAAGAACCATACACAGCATCAGTAATACCATAACCACCAAGTGTTGTAGGTTTGTTAGCGACATTCGCCCAATCAACAGAATCAGCAACACCACCTCCGCTCGGATAGGCAGGCAAGGTAATAACCCCATTTATAGGATTGTACAAAACATCACTACCCTCAAACTTAATGGATACACTCGCTACCTCGCCACTATCTCCCTCGCCCAAACCAAACATGGATATAGTTCCTCCTTCAGTATAGAAATTGCGGGTACCTTTGATATAGACATCGCCATTGGAATCAATGCCAATAATATCCTCAAAAGTCTTTACACGATTGCTAATAGATGTAAGGTCATTTTTTACACCATTCAAAGCATCCGCAGTTGCATAGTAAGAAGGTAACTGTCCTCCAAGTTTAAGTGCATTATTAGCACTTCCATTAGTAAAATAACCTGCAATCTCGGTAACACTACTCTCTAATTTTTCAAAGTCCTCAATAAGCACCCTATTGGCTATATCTGAGTTCATACCACTTAGAATGGTTGCCAAATCATCACTTTGGCTGTAACCATCCAGGAATGATACTACCTCGTTCCAAGTGTCTATTATACCACCTACATTACCATTGAGCAAAGTATTGAGATTGTCGAAGTCTGTACGGAGTGTATTAACGGATGTCTGCAGTGACGATAAAGCGGAATTTGTTGCATAGTCTTTTCCTTTCAGATATGCTTCCAACTGCTCTTCGTTCAATCCTGCGGATCCATTTACCCATAGGCCTTTTTCTTCATTGTACAATAATATTTGGCCACTAGCAGGGTCTGTTATCTGCACATCCAGCAGATCTGCAAGTTTGCCGCTGGCTACTTCTGTGCCACCACCTGAACCCAGTTCGCCCATCGAGAGGGTGCCATCAACTATAAGGCTGAGTTTAGTGCGTATTGCCTTGTTGACATCATCGTAGTAAAACCACTCCTTGAATGCTGTTTCCAGTTCGGTCAGCCTTAGATTTAAGGCTGTGATTGCGGTGTTGTATATTTCGTTTGTAACATAACCATTCAAAGCCCCTGTGAGTGCATCTTGTGTTATGTACTTGTTTGTGGTAAGATAGTTTCCCAGGGCGGTTTCATCCAAACCTCCAGGACCATTGACCCATTTTCTCAGGTCTTCATCATAAGTAAGGACATCCTTGCTCTTGGGGTCGGTTATCTGTACGTCCAGCAGATCGCCTAGCGAAGATGATGCAACAGGTGTGTCATCATCCGGCTCTTCAAATCCGGCCATTGAGATAAAAGTGTTGGATATGATACCAACCTCAACGCCGTTATACTTCTTTGGCACAACTGCAAATCTTGGTACTTCAGCAGTGCCTACATTCATCAATTCAAATAGTGATTCTCCTCCTCCCGACGGACGTATAAGAGATGTGAGATCGTTGATAATACAGATAGTATTACCTGCAACAGATGTATTGGGACTTACAGCCTCCCATCCGGTGTTGTCGTACGTTGCAGCAGAAAGTGTGGTTTCCTGGGAAACAGAAAAACGCACATCTACAAACCATGCACTATTATTATAGCGTATTCTTACACTCAGTCTGGTTTCTTCTGCAGTAATATTGCTCTCTACGGCGGCAATAACAGCATTACCGTAGTCCACAGATACTTTAAAGAGGGCATATTTGATACCAAAGTCAATACGTATGCCGCTCTTTGTTCCTACTTGTGCAGTTTGTGCTATATTGTACCATTGATTTGCAGTAATCATCAGATCATCAGACTTTGTGCATTATCGTAAGCATTCTGGGCCATTTGAAAATTTCCCAGCACAGAGAGCACTTTTCCTGCGCATATCCATGTAAGGGCATCAATCATCTGGCCGTCTGCGATATTTTCCGCAACATCTTCCTTTATATACAGAAATTCTGCAAGCGTATGTTCCGCCTGCTTTGTGGAATAATACTCAAGTATTATCCCTTTTTCATTACGGGATAATACACCCACAGGCTTTGCTACTCCACCCCTTATATACTTGTTGTGTTGGCGCATTGACAGGGCGTCACCTTTTATGGCAGGTTCTGTTACGCTGCGGTGCCAGTCTCCCATCCTGAAAGATACAAGCCGGAGAAAATCTGCCGGTACCTGTATGTATCCTGTGGTTGTATCATTGTCATTCCTTACAATGGAAGGGGAGGAACTGGTTACAGTCAGACGTTGGACAGGTGCTTTTAGGAGGATTTCCCTCGCACTCTCATCCAATAGGGAATCAATTATTGTATCCACGGCATTTTCGTCTGCTATGGTTACAGTTTGCAAGGGAGTGTCTTGGGCACTTACCTCGTCAATTTTCCTGCGTACTCTATTAACCAGTTCCAGCCTTTCCATATTACTGCATCAATTACTCAATTACGGCTTTGATACCCAGTTTCTCAGCGGTATTCAAGGCATCATTGAGGGTTTTTACTTCAGAGCCTTTACAGTTATGCTCACTCATAAGGTAATCCCTTAACTCGTTGAACGATGCAAATGTCATTGCATTGTCATTGCCACCCTCTTTCGGGTTCTGATCACCAGATAACTTAGGCTCCGATACATTCTGCTGCTGTGTTGTTTTGGCCGGTTCTGCAATGTTTTTGGTTGCTTTGAGTTTAAACATTACTCCAAACATCTTGGAACTCTCCAATGCTTTCTGGATATCCTCGTCTGATGTCTGGTATTTACCGTTGCCGTTCATTGCCAGTCCGCCATTGGAAAACTCAATGCGACGGTATTGGCCTTTAACTTTAATCTCCAGGTTCAGTTTTGCGCTGTTGCCTATGGCTATGTATGTTTTGATCGTTTTCATCTTTATCCCTTTTTAAATGGGCACGGCATAAAGCCGCGCCCGTAGTTAATCACTAGTTATTTATGTAGCAGAGAGAATTAGTCAATCGCAACAATCTTGTGATGGGTTGGAAGATTCTCAAGGTAGAGAGCGTAGTTCTCAAGCAGACGTACTGCATTTACACGTCTTTGGCCTGTCTCATCAAGATTGAGAACTGTGGTATGCAGAGGCTCAAAGATGTACTTCTTCACATAGTTCAAGTCAAGAACCATAGCATTGTCAGACATGTCGCCTAGGAATAGTCCAGACATTGGTCTGATAAGAAGTTCACCAAAGTCGGTAACAATACGGCGTACCTTTACTCCGTGTACTACATCCACAGTTTTTGCATTCACCTGTTTTGAGTATGCATCTACGTATGCAAGTCTCTCAAGGTATCCAGGACCGGCAAACAGGAACCTTGTCTCACTTCCGTTGTTGCCGTCAAAGATCGCACGTGTCATTGCTACATATGCAGCATTGTTGAAATCTTTGGCCTTGCTGTATGTGAATGTATTAGGAATCTGGTGCCATGTACCCTCTGAAAGGTGAACAATCTCTCCCTTTTCATTTTTGGTAATGCCTTTAATTCCAAAGATGTTGGTAAACTCCATTGAGCGTTTCATGTCCCAGATGGTCTGCTCTTTTGTAGTAGAGAAGTCCATTGCAACCTTTTTCCTCTGCAAGCCATGGATTACAGTCTCCTCAACCTGCGCCATGTGAATCTGGCAGTAGTTCCTGCGTGGAGTAGGAGTGATGTTGTAAGGGATGGTCTGTGCATCTTTCTCAGCATGACCTGTGCCCATTCTCAACAGGACAGTCTCAGCAGGAAGAGCAGGCACATTGCCGTCCTCACTGTTTACGGCTTTTACATTAAGTTTACCGCCAAGGCCTTTGGATGTGATGAACAATCCCAACGGACCGCCATCTTTTCCTGAGACGCCATTAACATAAATAGTGTCTCCTGGCAGCCACATGTCTTTTTTCGCAACAGTGATCTCTGCATCCTCGCCAGGTGTAACCTCAGCGGTTATGCTGTCCAGAACATCTCTGGTACCCTGCTCCCAGCCACCGCACTCAAATGACTTGACCGTATCAGTATTCTTTATATTTCTGGTCAAGGTATCAAGAGGAACTTCGGAAGGTCGTATCTTAACAATGGTAGTGTCGAGATCTTCTTCAATGTATTCCTGTTCTCCATCCCCGACTTCGAGCGGCCCCTCAACAGCCTCTCCGGGTCCTACAACACCTGCTGCAAAAGCAGTAATGACGCCGCCCGTAGGTGCCAGCAGATTAACCAGGTCGGCAAGAAATGTGTCCTGAGGAACAACACCTGTCAAGGCAAGTACCAACGCGAACACATACAGTGCACCGAATGCACGTAGAATAAGTTTCATTCTGTTTTTCATCTTGTAATTGGTATTAATTGGTTAGAATTCTTGTTTTTCGCGTATCCCAGAGAAGAATGGGTTTACTCTACGCTGTTTCGGCTTTTCCATGGTCGCATTTCCATTGCCTACTGTTGGGATGCCGTCTCCATTTTCCTGGCTGCTTTTCTTTGCCTTGTGGGCTTCAATGGCCGTATTGCGGCCGTTGATCTCTCCTGTTGCCATTGCATCAGCCACGGCCTTGTCAAACTGTGACCCTTTGAAGCACATCTCCAGAAATTTCTTGTCAATCTTTTTGTACAGAAGACCGAACAGCGCGTCGTTGATTACTTCCAGGAATGTGTCTTTCTCGGCATCGGTAATACCTTTCTCCGAGCAGAAGTCGTCAAAGAGTTTGGAACTCTCAATCTCATTCTGCGCAATCTCCTTCTGCTGCTGTGCGGCTTTTGCGGCGCGCTCCAGACGCTCATTGCGTGCCTGCTGCCATTGCTGGTAGTCTGCATCTCCCTCAACCCTCTGCAGGTCTTCAGGGTCAATATTGCGCGCAACTGCAATGACAAACGATGCCCCGTTAGCCAGCATGTCAGTAACTACGGCTTTGAATTGTGGATCTGATTCTATCAGGTCAGATACTGCTTTCTCGGATTCCCGGTATCTGCCCAGTTCTGCTTCGGTATCATCCAGATACTTCTCGCTCATCATAGCGAAGTCTTCGTCGGTTTCAGCAGCCATGTCAGGGTATTTGCCCCTAAGTCTGTCTCTGTAACCCGGTTTAGTCTCTTGTGCCATACGAAATGTTTTAAATTTGTTGCTAATTTGACTAAACAGGACAATTGCGTATGGTTATTTTACCCTATCTGCAAAAATCTTCTTACTTTTGTACTGTTAACGCCAAATCTCTTTGCTTATGGTTTATAGTGCAGACAATTACAAGAATCAGGAAATCCGGGATATGTACTACATTATCTACAATAATCGTCTTAGAGAGGGCGTTGATGAGAAGCAGGCAAAGAGAATTGCGTATGATAGTGTATCTTCACGGTTTTCCATTACCAATGATAGGATAAGACATATACTGTACACCAAGGGATGCAACCCGGCTTACAGGACATTCTTTTACACCAACAACCGCGAGATACTCACAAACCTTAGGGAACTAGTACGCCATTACGAAGGCGTCAAAAAGATGTGGGTACAGGTAGAGGAGGAATCCGGCAATGAGTTGTCAGATGTTTTGAGAGAGAAAATAGAGACTGTGAATCAGAAGATTCTGAAATATCATAAACTTATTGCACTGATTGAGGAAGTAAATGCGGAGTACAGCAAACAAGGCAGATAGTATCATTGCGGAAAACAAGCGGAGGGAACTTGATTACTTCCGTGAATACGATCCTGTAATAGGAGATCCGCAAGGAGGTACAGTAGAAAGACGCCAGATTACTCTTGATGGCGTCAAATACTGGATACCTGAAAGTATGTTTGCAGATCCTTTTATCTATATTGTCAATAGGTACAAGGGTAATCTTTCCAAGATATCGGCCGCGCTGGAACTGGAGAATACAGATAAGATCAGGGATGAGATAAAGGAAAAATTCAACGATATACGTTTTGACCATGACTTTGAGTTCTATGCAGTCATGTGTCTGACAATCCAGGACAAAGAATCAAAAAGCCAAATACCCTTTATTCTCAACGCAGGGCAGAGAATCCTTATACATGAGTATGAGAGACAAAGACTGGAAGGGGTTCCTATACGAGTGATTATTGTAAAGGCGAGGCAGTGGGGTGGCTCAACTGCTACGGAGATGTATATGTTATGGCTACAGACGCGACACTACCTCAACTGGCATTCTGCTATCATCGCCAAAATCAAACAGCAGTCAACCAATATTCGTGGAATGTACAACAGGGCGGTCAAGCACCTTCCTGCATATCATCCAAAACTCAATATCAAATCCTGGGAGGGTTTGAAGGATGTAAGGATCATTGAGGAGAGAGGTTGCCGCATTGGAATATTCTCAGCGGAAAATCCAGATGCCATACGTTCGGATGATGTCTCCATGGTGCACATGTCAGAGGTAGGAGTGTGGAAAAAAACGAAGGAGAGAAGTCCGGACGATTTGGCCCAGTCCGTATATTCATGTGTCCCGGAAACTCCTGGTACATTCATATGTCTGGAGTCAACAGCAAAGGGTGTGGGAGGATTTTTCCATGAAAATTATCTGGAAGCACTGAACAATAAGGAAAATAATCTGGATGGCCTGCGCCCTATCTTTGTAGCATGGTGGCAGATCAAGATGTACCGCAAACCTATCAAGGACTATGAGAAATTCATAGCCACAATGACTGCATACGACTGGTGGCAGTGGAATCAGGGTGCTACACTTGAGGGTATTAACTGGTATAAAAACTATAAGAGGGCCAAAAAATATTCCGATTTCCAAATGAAGTCGGAGTTCCCTACAACAGACATGGAGGCTTTCCAGTCTTCTGCCGGGAAGTACTTTACAGATGTTATGCTGAACAGGCTGCGTTCAAGTGTAAGGGAGCCGGCTTTCATTGGGGATATCAAGGGGGATTCAATGATAGGGGAGAAGGCTTTAAGAAACTTGCATCTGATAGAGGATTCATCATTGGCCGATAACCTGAAGATATGGATAATGCCTGACGACTTTATAGATCCGGCAGTGGAGCGTGTTACCAATCGCTTTGTGGTTATTGTAGATGTGGGAGGGTTACACTACAAGTCCGACAATTCTGTCATTACCGTACTCGACCGTATGGCCCTCATGTCGGAAGGCGGTGCGGTAGAGAGGGCTGCAGTATGGGTTGGGCATATAGACCATGATATACTTGCATGGAAGGCCCTGCAGATTGCTAAGTTCTACGGTAATGCACTGCTGGCTATAGAGAGCAATACAATTGATAGCCGCGACAAGAAGACCTCGGAAAACTGGGTATCTTCGGGAGAACACACATATACTGTACTCAATAAACTTGAAGAATCCGGCTATACTAATCTATATTATCGCAAGGCTCCTCCTGATACTGCCGGAGGTCCACCAACCAAAAAAGTTGGGTGGAATATGAATAAGCATACCAAATATCTGGCCTATGATACTTATTACGAGAAAGTGCGCGATGGCGGGTATATTGAGCATAGTATGGATGCTTATGTTGAAGCAGAGTATCTTGAGATCAATGATAAGGGGCAGATAGAAGCCATGCGCGGAAAGAGGGATGATATTCAGGATACTTCCGCTGTAGGATGTCATATATGTTATGATTTCTCAACCATATCCATTCCCAAACTCATACCTGTTACCAGGACAGTGCAGGAGAGCCGCAAGAACAGGATGGTTTCCAAAGGTGTGGCCAGTTTCTAATAACAAACGGCCCCGGAAGGGACCGTTTGCGGACAATCTACATATTGTTCGTATTAAAAAAGGAGAATATAAAATTAATTCTGTTGAATATCACCAAGCATATTTTTGATGGTTTTCTTTTTCAGTTGGAATATCCTGTTGGATAACTGCTTCAACGCATCGTTGTACTTTATGGCGTATTCTGCTTCAAAATCGGTTTTGCCGCATACTGAGTACCATTCTTTCATGGATCCAGTCTCTAGGCATTTATAGATACTTGCATCCACAACATCCACAACATTGGGGTTGTATGATGCGTTGTTTTGTATTTTGATAGTGACAACCATGTCGGAGATAGAGTATGCTTTATCAACGCTGGATGTTAGTTTTACCAATCTTTCATAGATATCAGCCATTATCATACTAAGATTTGCTTCAAATGCGCTCTTGTCGTCATCCAACATACTCAAATCATCATTAATCTTTGAATCATCAGATACAAGTCTTGCCTTGTAGGATGTTTTCTGAGACACATTATTGAATGCGTCTGACATGTCGTATTGGAAGGTTATCTCTCCTGCTGCTATACTTTTCATGGCTATAAGTTTTATACAAATGAAGTTGTTATTATTCTGTCGTTTTGGTTATTTTACCCTATTACAGGAAATTACGTATCTTCCTGCGCACCGGCTTGCGACGGAACTCCAGCACTTTGATGATTTCCTTTCTGGGATTGTCCGATAACCCCTGCACCTTGTTCCACTGCTCCAGCACACGCTGGACCAGAAAATCTGTACAGTATCTGTACAGAGAAGAGCATAGATGCGATTCATGATTCTCATCCATTACCAGATAATATGTAACACTCTGGCTATCCTCAACAATTCCACTATTGGTAATCTCTTCCCCGTTTTCATCTTTCATTATGAATTTGGGGTCAAGCCTTCGGGCCAGCAGCCCTGTGAGGTCTGATATTGCAAGAGACAGGTAATAATTGAAAATAGGCTTGTCATCATCCATCAATACCGCTTCTGTTCCGTCAGGTTCATTATTCCTTTGGTCTGCGTATCCAGTTTCAACACTGGCAATATTGTATATGTCCTCATACTTGAAGGACAGCCGCCAAATCATCGGGCGGCTTGTCAATATGATATGTGGGCTATTATGCTGCATTGTAACCTCCTCTTGCTAAGTTGTACAAATTGCGGGCGTTCTGCAGTCCTTCCGGTGTTGATGCCGGGATATTCTGCTGTATGCCTTGCTGCAAGGCCTGCATTGAAGCATCGTCGGGAATCTGACCTTGAGACAACTGTTCCCTCTGCCTTTGTATGGTTTGCAGCAGTTTGTCTGCAAATGGCAGTGAGGAATGCTCCAGGAACATCTCCACTCCAATAAGATTCCTTTCCAATAGGAATTTCAGTGTGTCATCCATGTACAGGCGCATGGTTGCCGTATCGGTACTTCTGGATATCCTATTTTCAAATTCTATATTGCGTATCTTTTCAGGATCCCACTGATGTGCTTCCTTGCTGTATGCCTTTCCGGTAAGGGCTATATACTGTTTCTCGGTATAGTACTGTTTTATCAACTGCAGTATTTTATAGTCCCTTTCCTGCAGGAATGAAGCATAACTCTCCAGGTAGTCTATGATGTTCATCTGTGCGTTCATAGCCTCCTGCTGGTACAACCCGGCCGGAGTGTTGCTGGCTGCAGTCTTTCCCTGCATAGCATCATGCACTCCTCCTATGTCACTCAGAAGTTTCATCTGAAGGTTAATCATGTCATTGATCCCTACAGGCATTGCTTTGGCGGCAATCTGCTCTGGTGGCTTCATTCCAGGTTTGAGTTTGATTTTGATGACGCTGTTGTATTTGGTCCACTCCTCTGCTATATCCTCCAGAGTAAAGTCGTCTGTAATGCAGTCTTCCGGTACCAATAGTACACCTTTTGCCGATGCTGATATGATGAAATCCTGAAGGATAACCATCCTGTTTATCATCCTCTGCTGGTCAATCATATCATCAACAAGGCTCCAAACCTCATTGTTGAGCATAGGATAAAACTTCACTATGTAAGGGTGGCTATTGTGAGCATACGGATTACTGCTTTTGAACAGGCAGTGTCCATTGGCTGTAACATGGTAACACATCCACTCCCTTACATACTTTTTCTCTACACTTATCAGAGGAACCTCAACACCCTGCGATGCTGCCATTGCCATACGCTCTGCATTCTCTGCTTTAATGGTTTTCAGTTCGGACATATCGTATATCTCATAACTGCCGTCCAGACTGTCATGTACATACAATTTCCAACTGCCTTCCAGTCTCCAAATGTGAAAGATCCTGCACAGTGTAGGATTGGCAGGGGTAAGGAAGGAAACGATACTGTCAGCAGACTTGCCTTTTACTTGCTCTCCCCAATAATCCCTTCTGGCGGCAGTTGCAAATATATCTTCCAGTTCTTTTTCCTCACTTTTAGTCTTGGCGTACGATTCTATTACCTCCTCTATCCTGCAATCCACAATATGACCGATAAAGTCAACATCTTCCCCACATATATCGTTGGCAGACGGTGTCTGGAAGAACCGCTCCAACTCTATTCCCTTAAATGTAGGTATTGACTTCTTTCTTTTCCGGTTGTATGTGTATGAAGTATGATATATGGCAGTACCTTCAACGAGAAACTCCTCCAATTTACGCACATCCCTTTCCTTACCATGGTTCATTTCATTGGTTGATTCCAACGCTACCGACATCATTTCGGATGCTGCCTGATCGTCTCTATTCACAGATACAACAACAGACTTGTAAGGAGCCTTGCGGAACTGCCCCAGGATATTTCTTAGTGGCGGACGTATGAGATTCTGCTTGAGTGCCGGTTTACCCTGGCTCTGTATGTATTCCGCTTCTGTCATGGATTTGCCGTTGACAACAACTATATCACTCCACTGGTCACCACGGTAATACCGTCTTGCCCTGCGTACATTACGACGTAACTTGTACAGCGATTCATGACATTGTGCAGCATGTTCCAGCAACTCAAACGCGCCGTCGGAACGGGGAAAGGACCTGCTGGTTGTTACAGCAGGTCTCCCACTCCTTATTCCCATGGGGACGACATTCATGTCCTTAATTCTCTTCATATCGTTCCATTATTAGTTCAAACTCTTTGGAAGCCTTTGCAATAAGTTCATCCACTTCTTTCCTGTACTTCCTTACTTCCTGGGTGCTAAGGTTGCCACTTTTAATTACCTCTTGCAGTTGTTTTACCCTGTCATTATAATTATTGAACCTCACAACCAGTTCGGTGTTATAACTGTTCTGTTTGAATGCCCGGTATCCGTCCCAGTCCTTTTCCCTGTAGAGCGCCCTCTCCATGGCCTGTATATCCTTTACCATATCGGATACTTCATACCATGTATTATAGCCCTCCTTATAGTATGCCTGGCGTACAAAACGTCCGGCAATAGGGAGATTATACAACTCCAGATCCACATCTTCATCAATGGCCGCATGAAGCGTCTTCATGATATTTGATGCAAATGTTGACATGCCGCCCAGATACCCGTTTATGATGTGCTCTGCAGATGCCGGGTTCCAATCCATGGCATAACCGTACCATCTTCTGGATACCTCTCCACTTTCCCGGTCAAACTTTATCGCAGACGACATCTCGTCTGAACCGCCGGCAATATTGTTTAGCCATTTTGAGGTACCTACAAGGATAGGGTTGGCATTGGCATACACCTTCTTGTATTGTGGTGTATAATCCTCAGTGCCTTTTGTGAAGTCCTCTTTATAGATAGGATCCCCTTTAAAATCCCTGTTGCTCCATACATCAAAGAACGGCTGTATTGCGGTTGGGACAAATGGTGCCACAATAGACTGTCCGGATTGACGGCCTGTAAGGTCAATGGCATCTACGGACAGTGGAATAAACTCTCCTGCAGCATTGAGGGTAAAGGTGCTGATTGCATCCCACACGCTCTTGTTGCCACGAATCACATCTACTGTTACGTCTGCCAGGTTGGTAAACGCCCTCATACCTTGCGGCATTGGAATGGTAAAGAACACTGTTTTACCCTGTTCATCTTCCCCGACAGGTATTATCATGTTTGAGAATTTTACATAATCAGACAACTCGTCGTAGTCATCTCCTCCAACCAGTGAGGCAATCATTGCAGCAGTCAGTTTTGCCAACGCCAGCGAACCTATTGCCATGGCTGTCCTCTTAGGGTATGTCTTACCCAATTGCCATAATCTGTATGTACCCTGGACAGATGCATTGAAGAATGAATAGAAAGCATTCATATTGCCGGAATACGTACCCTTACGGTTGAAGTTTACAGTTATCTCATGAGCCTTATATGCCGCATCTTTAGCGGATGTGCCCTTCTCCCTCTCGGCCATATAAACGGCAAAGCGCATGGCGTTCTCACTCATCACAGACAAATACTCCATGGATCCTTTACCCAACTTCATAAGGAAGTTACGCCAGATAATATCGGAAGCGTTTCTCTGGCCGGCCATCTTCCGGCGCATCACTTCATTCTCCTTCTTTATCTGCTCAAGTTTTCTCATGTGTATGAATCCAGTCTGGCCGCCTTCGCGCCTGAACTCTTCATACAACCTGTCCACCTTTGAAGTACCGGCACTGTTTGTCTCCGCCTTATGGATAGCCTTGAAAGCATGCATCAGATTTCTGTTCAAAGCAGCAATATTACCGCCTTCTATAGCGTATGCTATATTACCGAACAGGAAGTCCCTGACGAAGTTAACAAATACAAATGCTGGGGAATAACTGGTACGTACCGCACTGAGCCACCTTGTAAGTGGTCTCAAAGCATCTGCTGCAGCCCAATGGTTGACGTTGGTATTATTGAGGGCAGAAGCAATCTTGACACCAATGTTACCTTTGAATACAATCATGTAACGTGCCCCGTCAATCATTACAGGTACGGTGTGTGCTTCATACTCCGCATTTGTCTTGTGCCAACGGTACGACTTGTTGGTCTTGGTTGTAACCAGCCCCTTGTCAAAGTATTCCTGTGGTGGCTTTACATCAAAGGCCATAACTTCATCGGACCCCTCTACCTCAACATAATATATCTGTGGAAGTATAGCCACATCTTCAAGGATCTCCTTATTCTGCTGTATCAGGCGGAAGGCATTCAAGTGTACCATATTCTTGTTGCCTACTACTACGGCAGACTGGGCTAGGGAACCTATATAGGCGATAGGGTCATCAGCGCGAGATGAACGTCCGTATGCCTTACGATTTAGGTTGATTATCTCTGATGCATGGTTAAATGCAGTCTTACCCAAAGAATCATAGTCAACATCCTCCTTTTCTGCCCAACTGCGCAGAGGGATGTAGTTCTTGTACATATCCTTGTAAGAGTCGTATGTATCCTTATCAATAAGGCTATATTTAAGCCATGTATCCAGAGTAAAGTTGTTGGATCTGCGGACTATGGCAGACAACTGCTCCAGAAGAGGTTTAGTCTCAGGAGTAACGTATTTGGCAAGAATCTCCTTTGCCTCCTGGTCACTCATGCCGGAACGGTTGGTGCCGCGTTTTGACTTGAAGGTCTTGTCAATATCTGTGCGTGCAGTTTTTGTCAACTCTGTGAATTTCTTGCGGAACTCATTGAGCAGTTCGTTTTCTTCCTTGGTTTTGGCTGCACCCTTGATGATATTGTTTGCAAAAGTATCAGAAGTGAATGGAGTGTTCGGATCGCGGCGCTCATTATACATACGGCCAACCAGAGAGATAAGCGCACCCCTCTGATTTGACGACTTGAAGAACTTCAGTTCCTCTTTTGAGAGTTTCTTCATCATCTTGTCCACCACTTCCTCAACGCATATATGCTTGTTACGCTCAGGTGCATGCATAGCATACAGATAGTCATTGACAGCCTTGTATGCCAACTTCGGATTGCATAGTTTGAGTTTGACAAACAGTTGCTGAATATCAACTACCTTTTGCAACAAAGGCTCGTATATATCCTTTTTGAACTTGTCAATCTCATGCATACTGCGTGCAGATGCAAGGTTCTCGCTCATGTAAGGGTCAGTCTCTGCACTTATGGTTCCATGACGGGTAGTTATAATTTTCTTCAGTATGGCAACAGAATGCATGCGGTCCACCCAGTGTTCCTTCCACTCATCCCACCAACTCATTTTAATGTCGTTGGTTGTAGGTCCCATGTCGCTTTCAATTGAGAACTGCACCTTCCGGCTTTCATTCTCGTATGTAAGGCTTTCCTTGAGTGTCTGGCGTGGCTGGCTGTTTGTCTCCTGCCACATCTTCTCAAGCAAGGTAGTATCCGGAACATTTACAGTCATACCCATATTGCTGAATGCCGCACGCACAGATGCTGCTATCTGCAGGGCTTCTTCCTGACGGTTTGCCACATTACTGCATACCTCGGATATGTATTTTTTCAGTGCAGACATCCTGTCTCCGGCTTTTACCATGTTAGCCTGGCCAATTATATCAACACCGGCAAACACATCATCCATCATTGCAGAATATGCTTCACTGCCCAATAACCCCTCAACAGTATTCTGTTTGAGAATATCTTCAGTTATCGCTGTTGGTCCCGACAGGCTGGTCCCCGAAACAAGATCATAGAGCACTCTGTCTGCAACCTCTTCTGCAGAAGAGAATCCGGATATATTGAACAGATTCACATTAACCCAGTTCCAGAAATCCTCCAAAACTTTCTTTGCCCGTTGCAGCAGTTGTGCTGCATACCCCTTGCGGCCGGTAGTATTGCCATATTCTTTGGCATCTTCCTCCAGACGTTTGGCACCACGCTTGCCGCTATAGCGTGCAAGAACCTCGCTGGCAACAGAATCCTCATTGCCGGCGATATCCTGATAGTTCACATCAGACATTACCTGCTGCCATTGAGGAAGACGCTTCATTAGGAATTTTACATTATCCCACAACTGTGGATTGTATTTGCGTACAGCGTCGGCCCAGATATGGGTGTACTCATGGATAGGTGTCTCAGGGTTAAGACCATCCTTGGTAAGATACACAACTCCGTCCTTGGTCCAGCCCCTGACGGTGCCTACTCTGGATTTCTTAACCGAATCAATACTGAAGCGGATATCATTACTTTCTGGAGAGAATGTAACGTTGTCAGTGGCTGATTTGATTTGGTTGGGTTCAAATACTACAAATGTTTCATCTCCAAAAAAGTAAGCATCATCAAAAAACTCATCAATATTGTTCACAGAAGTATTAAACTCACCTTTATGATCATTGCTATAATAATCATATTCATACACATTAACGCCATCCGATTCTTGTGCTATTAAATATTTAGTGCCACCTGATGTTTTAAATACAGTTTGCCCAGTCTCCTCAAACTCACTAATATTTACTTCTGGATGAATGAAATCTGCCACTCCGTCATACCCCTTGGCCTGTAGTTTATCTCTGACAGCATCGGTCGCGCTTCTAATATCATTTCTACGAAGAGATTCGGCAAATTCATCTGTCTTAAAATACTGTCTGGCGATCTTATGAGCATCTTCTCTTGTTATTAGATTTCTTATATTTAAAAATACTGGATAGACTTTGTTAGCACTTCTCCATGCTGGCGATGTATCTGGGCTTGTACTAAACCAAAATCCATTATAATAAGCGTCTGTCTCGTTTGCTCTTATTTTATTTTTATCAAATATATCAATAGTTTCAGATACAGAGCCATGGTAAACAACCAAAGGTTCTCCGTTTTTATCTACAACTTTAGAAGTACTTAAGATTTCTTCATTACTATTTGTTTTTTTTACGCCATTTAGTAAATTTGCTCCTGAAATGGAATTGATAGAGTTGAGAACGGGATTGCCGTTCAAGCCAACCGCAGTTAACTGTGTATCCTCTATCAGTTCCATTTCTTGCAACTCGTATGTATAGTATCTATCGCCTTCTTTAAATTTCTTTATCGTAGATTTTACACGATACATATTATCATCAATAAAGATGGCATTATACAATCGTATAACATTAAAATCTCGTCCGTGAGTGTCTCTATGCTGCTCTGCTGGGATTCCTGTTTCAATAAATTCCGGAACACTCATTAGAGCAGCGATATGAATCCTCTCGCCAATTTTTTTAGTTGTATTCGGATTTAGCATCTCTGTTATAGATTTGCCACTTATTGAAATAAGTTCGTCAGTAAACTTGTTTACAAACGCTTTTCCTTGTAAATTTTGTTTTGCCCATTGTTCTGCTTCTTTAAGGTTTTTAAAGGAACCTTTGCTCTCTAAAATGGGTGTTTCTAAATATTGAAGTTCCCAGTCTCCGAACCACTCCTTGAATGCCTGAGTACGTACAGTTACCCATTGTTCGGGTGTCAAGTTTGTATCCTGTCCGTTTGGAGCCTTGAGATAAGTCCCGGCAGCCTTAGCATTCTCAATGATTGCAGTTCTCTCAGCAGAGTTGTCTGCATCTGAATCAATACTGAAGCGAGCAGGTTTCCCCTTATTGTCGGTCTCAACAAAGTTGATTCCCCGTTTTTCCAGTTCTTTTCTCAATGAAGGAGTAACTACATTTGACGGCATGGTGATATCTCTTCCGTCAAACATCTCAATAATCTTCTCTGCAACCTCACTGTCGGGAACAATACGGACCGGTTTATCCCAACGGGATAGTATTACTTCTCTTTTGCCGGATATCTTGCTTTGGATAACTCCAGCCTTCCACTCAATCCTGCCGACAGGGTCTTTTGCCTTATCTGCCTTATATCCGCTTGTAAGTTCGCTAACCGGTATTTCTACTTCAACAGTAACAAGATTTGGCCTGCTCTGTGCTTCAGAGAACTGGTCATTGAGTGGTGTTGTGGAAGTATGGATGTAAGGGTTATACCTGGCTTTAAGCGATTTCTTGTTACCCTTATCCAGTTTGAAGAATCCTTTATCATCTGCCAACTCCGGGTTCTCCTCAGCCTGCTCCCATACTCCCAATTCAATAGGTTGTCTAAGTTCTCCGTTTACTTTGGCAGACGTAGGAGGAAAGAGTTTACCATCTATCAACTGCATAGCCCTGAATACTTTCATAGTAGGCTCACTATCCAATTTATTGATAAGGTCTGCATCCGTTACAATTTGAAAACTGGTATTCTCGTCGCCGCTCTCTTTGGCACCGAGTACCTTCTCCACCATTTCATCAGTAGCCATTACAACTGGAATATTGGCATTGCTTAGCGCTTCACGGACAGCATCGTATGCCATCTGTTCGCTATAAGACAACTCTGGGGTAGATTCCACCATGTCAATAAATGTCTGGGCGGATGGATCATCATCCTGTACAATATCCTGTACATCAACAGTGGCACCCGTTCCCATTTCAGCGTATTTGGCTTCCTTCTCTTCCAACTCCTTTTTCATAAGAGTGGTGTATTCCTCAACCTTAGCACGTGCATCATTCAGTTCCTGGGTAAATTCAAACGGTTTACCATCCCTGGCAGAAAGCAGTTTATTTTCCTCCTGAAGGCGTTTTGTGCCACGGGCTATGGTATCTATTCTTTCCTGCGCATCCTTGCCTGTAATGACATTCTCAAGTATATCATCTACGGCTCCTTTGATATAAGCACCGGAAACAGGAACGTCCTCAAGATTGAGTTCCGGTATGCTGTAGGTCATATCTCTATGAACAGAAACTTGGATTCCTTTTATCTTTTCGTTATAACGGCTGTCACGTCTGAGTTCCAGAGAGACCTCAACAGGCATACCGTCAAACTCCAGAGTGTATGAATGACTTGTTCTCTGACCGTAAGGGTTATTCCTTAAAGTCTCTATCTGGTCATTCATCTTCTTGTTCACATCTTTGAATGCCTGTATCCTTTCTTCATCAGTAGTACATCTTATGCCGTCTATTGTTACAACAGAGGCCATGCCGTCAGGAAACTTCTCCTTAACTGTAGCGACAACCTTTTTGTATAACTCTTCATTGGCAGCATTCCTCTCCAATTGCCCTGCATTACGTTTGAGTTGTGCATTTACATACACCTGATCTGCTTCCCACTGCTTGTACTTGCTCTGCCATTTGCGCAGTTCTCTTTCAGCCTGAGATTTCAGCAGCGCATACTGGGAGCCGGAGAGTACTGCAACAGGATTGTCGAACAACCCTTCTTCTTCCTCTTCCAGAGTACGGTTTTCCTGGTTGTTTGCCAATAGCGGCTTGCTGTCCATCACACTGTCAATAAATGAAGATTTTGTCTTCAACCGTTGATATGATGTAACATCCAGTGAGTCCTCAACACCAAACCTCAATACACGCACCTCCTTGCCCCATTCCTTGTGAAGGTTACCCTGACGGAGGATACGGCCGTTACGCTGAGTGTAGTCCATAGGCCTGTCGGGAGCATCCATGTGGATAAGGGTATGAAGGCGCTGTTGGATATTCACTCCTGTACCCAGTGTTTGGGTAGATCCAAGGATTACACGAACATTACCGGCATTCACATCTGCAAATACCTTCTCCTTTTTCGCAACGCTCATTCCGCTTTCCATTATCACAATCTGGTTGGCAGGAACTCCTGCTGCTACCAGTTTGCGCTTTATCTCCTGGAACAGGTTGAAAGTCTCTTTCTTTTTGCCGGATACATCCTCTTCCAAACGCCTATAACTGTCACAGAAGATAGCAACAGTGCCTTTGTAGGTCTGTGTCTGTTTGAGTGTCTGCAAAGTCTCCTCAACGGCCCTGTTGGTTTTGCTGAGCGGTTCATCAATAGCATTTGAATCTACCAGCCTAGGGTCTATGGCAGCCCTCTTGGCTATGCCATACATGGTAAGAGGGATATGACTGTTGGCCTTTTTCTCTTTGCCGCTCATCTTATCATACTCTTCCAACACCATTCTTACCCCACGCATGATATCTACCAACCCAGGGGATTGAGGGAGGAATATGTCTATTGCCTTCCCGGTCTCCATCTGAGGAACTTTATCATTCACATATTTTACCTCTTTTGTAAGGACCGTATCACTCACACTACCCCACAGACGTACCAATTCCGGAAGATTGACATACGATGCAAACCTTGTATTTTCTTTGAACTTGCCATTTGTTGCAAACTCCAGATTCTGGGTAATGTTACCGAAGTTGCGGACAAAGTCATCAAAATAGTAGATATCATTTGCTACCATGGTATCCTTTGGCATCAGATACTTCATGAATGTCCATATCTCTGCCGCAGTGTTGGATATAGGTGTTCCTGTGGCAAAGACCACATTTTTTCCTCCACTTTTCTCCAGCACGGCCCTTGTCTTCAAATAAACACTGGCTGCCTTCTTGGAGTATGAAGGGTCCACACCTTTAACTCCACGTTTCATGGAAGTGGAGAATCCCAGGTGTTTATATTCGTGCGCTTCATCAACCAGCAACGCATCTATACCCATTGCGTCAAAATCTTCCACATCATCGGTTGCTCTTGCCAATTGTTCCTCAGCCCTTACCATGGCATTCTGTGCCGCAACGGCTTCCTTCTTCTCGTTCTTCTTTCCCGACGAACGGTTCATAGTACCGCTGGCAAAGTCAACCTCCAATTGCTGGAGTTCATTTTCCAACTGGTTGATAAACCTTGAATCCATACCGGCTTCTCTGGCCGCTTCAATGGCGTACATCTTCTCGTCAATCTTCTCCTGTACAAAATCACGCATTCTCGTTTCATTGTCAGGAATCATCTCAAATACAGATTGAGGTACAACAATGATATCCCAGTCATTGTATTTGATTTTTGCATAGAACTCTTTGCGACCTTCTGCAGTACGGTCCTTTTCCCCTACAGTAAGCACTTTAGCATTAGGGTATAGAAACTTCGCCTGTGAAACAAATTGTCCCACGGTGGCATTCTGCACTACAATCATAGGCTTTTTGGCTGTTCCCAGGCGACGCATCTCCATTGCTGTAGTAATAAGAGTGAATGTCTTTCCTGTACCCACCTCATGAGCCAGCATGAGCGGCTCAGTTGTAGCACGTATTACCGATTTCTTCTGGTGCGGATATAACCTTATATCTTTATTGGCACCTTCAAACCTCTCCGGAGTAAAGATATCGTCAATACTTTTCGGTACAATGGCATTGAACTTGTCATTATATACACGTGTCATATTCTCGGCCAGATCTGCATCTGCCTGCATTCTGGCACGCGCCCAATCCTTGAACTCCTCTTTTATCTCCTGCATCCTCACTGTACACATCTGGGAAGCCTGCTTGTCAGTAATGGTTTCAGTTGTACCGTCATAGTGCTTAACCTGTTTGCTTACAGTTATAGGAGTATTGTTCATGGCTGCAGCAAACAGTTCATGTCCCATAACTCTTTTACCCACACTCTCACTATACACTCCGGCAGAACGGTTCTTCTCATTATTGGCATATAAATCCCTGTCAGCAGCCCAAACGCCGTTGATATTCCTGTATTCTACCTCAACATCATATTTCTCATTTACAAAATCTGAGTACAGTTTCGGATCAATCCATGTAGATCCGAGTGAGAACTCTATCAGGTGTGCAGGGATATCCATCGGGATAACCTTTTCAAGTTCCTCAATATTCGTGTCATATACTCCATCCACATTGTTTGCCCTGGCGTATGAGAGTTTTTCCCTTACGTTTCCCGACAAGTACTCATGTCTTACCTCCAACAAACCATTGGCCGGATTGACAAAGCCCATTCTGGAAGAGATTACCTCCTGTAGCACTTGTTCCGGAGACATATCAAGCCATTGGGCAATGAGAGAGGTGTCAATATGACCATTCTTTTGTACACTCAGAATGATACCGTCTCCAACAGTAGTTGGGGCTGGGGCAGGCTCATAACCTATTACCCTGCCTTTGAAAACATCTGTCTTTGATGTTTCCACCTTCTTTTTGCCTTCAATGGTCTCACTCTCGCTATAATTCTCAATGGCCGCTACAGGTGTATAATCAACATCGTTGCGTAGGAATGAAATTGTTACATTTCTGTTAAGTGGACCATACTTCTTCACAAATGAATCGTATGCAGAGTTAAGTTTTTTCAACAGAGGTGCAAGACCTTCATCGGAACTGTTGTTTGCCTGGTATTCCAGAACATCCGCGAGAGCCTGTTTTATTCTGTTGTAGTCTTTGAGTGCTTCAGCCTTGGTGTATTTGCCTTTAATCTTATTGTCATTAACATCCAACGGAACCGCTTCTCCTCTACGGGATATACACAGACGTCCCTCCTTATCCAGTATCAGCGCACCCTCCTTCTCAGAACTCTGTTCATATACAGGTTTTGTCTCTACCTGCTCAGATATAGCAGACTGTTCAATAGGGGAGAATGATGATACCCACTGCTGCATTCTCTCCTGCTGGTTTATATCTTGTGCCGGATACAGACCTATAGCAGTAGGACGGAACGTGTCGCCCTTTTCGGCAGCAATAGCCATCTCTCCACCCATATACTCAGGGTGTGCCTGAAAATAAGTATTGTAGTCCAATGCAACATCGCGTGTTACATTTTCATATTGTCCTGTCTTCTTGTTGAACTTTTCATCAATCTTAACAGGAACCACTTTGGTTGTGGATGTACTGAGCACATCAATTGCATGAGGAGATGTCTGGCCGGCAACTCTTTTTCTCACAACTATTATATCGCTGGTTACAGGAGCACCCTCAAAAGTACGGTTGTTGAGACGGAAAGCACCAATCACATCGGCATTACCCTCGCGGCTTACAAGCCATTCACGCAATTGTTTACTTTTATCCAAGGTACTGTTTGACGTTATGAATATACCTAAACCGCCTTCACGCAGTTTGCGCACATTCTTGGCAATACAGAAATCATGTATATTCTTGAATTTTCTTGACAGGTCCTTATCTACAGGATCATTAACTCTCAAGCCTGTAACAAATGGAACATTGGTAATGGCAAGGTCAACACTGTTGTTGGCAATGGCAGTCTTCTCAAAGCCCTGTACATGTACTTGCGCATCGGGATACAGGTATGAAAGGATGTTTCCGGAGATACTGTCAATCTCCACCGCCTCAATATTACTGTTGGCACTGATACCCTGCGGCATCATGCCGAGTATATTTCCGGTACCGGCAGAACCTTCAAGTATATTGCCACCCTTGAATCCCAATTGGG